CTATATAATCGGTGATGATAAAGAGATTGAGGCATTTTCATTTTAATTTTACCTCTAAGTAATATATAACAATGAAGAAGGAATACATAGCCGCTATTGTCGTGATGATGATGTGTTGTTCGTCCTCCAGTGTAGCTTCTATGATGATGGGTGGTGGTGGGGGTGACGACTCGGGACCCGCACCACCCACTGGTCCCGCTCCACCCACCGAATACGTATACGATTTCATAGTTGCGGAACAATCGGCACACACAAAGGATTTTAATATGCACATCACTGATATAGAAGCCGATGGTGTAAGAGTGACAGACCAGCTCACGATTCATGAAGAACCAGGATGGGCCCTCTGTAATAGTAAGAAGGGTGGTTACGAATGCAAAAAAGACGTTTATGGTATGAACGATCCCGAACCAGTGGATGGAGCAATGAACGATTTAACTTGGTCGGGATGGAAAAAGGGGGAAGGTGAAGTGGGCACAAAGGTATTCACCGTGACTACACCCAAAAAGGTCAAGAAGTTCACAATCGATTATTTCAGACCTAAGTACGTCCCCGGGTGGAAGATTATGGAAAACGACAAAGAAGTCCTGACGACTAAGAAGGGTGCGAACGAAAACACCCCAAATCCAACCGTTGTGGATTACGAAATCCCCTAAACGAACACCTAAGTCGAGCTTCTTTAAAATAAATTTTATGTTCAAAAATGTATTCATCGATTGCTAACAACAGTTTTTCGTATCTCTTAACCCTCGATGAGATGCGAAAAGCTCTTCCCGATGAGACCCGACCCTCGTGGGTCAAAATTACGACTATCACCATGGTATCAAGCTTTATGCAGACCATCGATATAAAGCGACTTCGAGGTCGATTTGAGGAGATCGGCTCCTACAAGATGCGACGCAAAGGGACAACCACCGATGGATTTGAGTGGAAGCTCAAACCCACAACCTTCTACAACCAAGTGACTCTAACCTATCACGACAGCTACAGCACAAAGTCTGTGAAGGTTTTCCCTAACGGTTCGATCCAAGTGGCGGGATGCTGTGATCTCTTCGATTGTAAGCGCATCATCACTCAACTTGTTTACATTTTCAAAACTTTTTTGGGTTTAGATGTTGATGTTCCCGTCGACTCTTTCCGTGTGGTCATGATCAACTCCAACTTCAGCCTCAACTACAACATCAACCTCATGCAAGTCGCCGACTGGTTCGAGCGGTATGATGACATCTTCAAAGTATCTTTCGAACCAGACAGGTATTCGGCTGTTAAGATTAAGTTTAAACCTTCTGAAGACATGAAAGAGATTACATGCAGTATATTCAGCACTGGCAAGATCATCATCACAGGTGCTGAGACCCTCAAAGAAATTGCATTTGCCTACAATATCATAAATCAACACATAAATGAAAATCCTCAAATTCGAGTATCTCCTACCGAAGATACAGATGTGTTTGACATATATTTGGGATACAAATGTGAACCCATGATCGAAACTCTCAGAGAGAAGGGATTCAAATCTTGGATGAGAACAATAACCAATAAACAAATTAATTTCTAACGCTATAGTAACAAAATGTCTCAGCGACTTGGTATGGCCGATGGACGATGCTTCACCATGAACTCGTCAGCCCAGCTCTTTAACAATTATGTCATGAAGCAGAATGGCATCACCTTCGAGGACAATTACTCCTACCGCCAGCTTCTCCAGAAGCAGGGTCCCCAGCTTCTCTCCAAGATTCAAGAGAAGGAGCAGGGTAAGGGTCCATGCAACAATTGCGACAAGCCCCTTCTCAAGATGCCCAACATCTACTAACTGAGAAAAATCACGAAAAAAACTTTAGGACCTTCCTATAGAATGTCGACATGTTCCATATGTCTCAATGAAGTCAGGTGTACGAGGACAAATCCTCCCATCCGATGTGGACATATGTTTCATTCCCACTGTCTACAGGAATGGAAAAATCAAGGTAAGAATACATGCCCCGTTTGTAGAAAAGTTTTAGATGCGACGCAGTTCAAGATTACAGTTACTATACAAAACAATTACACAGCAGTGGCGAACTCTGTGTCCTTGAATGAGGATTCTATATTTGACGTGTTGGACCTATTCGATATTAACTTTGATGTTGAAAATGTTCCAGACTTAGACAGTATTCTTGCGGATCTTGGGGTGGGTCTTTCCGACTTTGATTCCGCGATCCTTGACGCAGAAGGATGAACAGTATGTCTTATAGTTGAGACCTGGATAGTCACGAGATGCCTTACGAGGATCGGTGATGGCTTTACCTCTAGCATCAGTGAGAAGTGGACCGGTAGCCCAACCCCTCTTGTGACTGAAGACATTAGCCTTGAAAATGATACGCTTTCCAGGTTTGAATTGACCAGCCCTCTTTATCCGTGACTCAGGAACTTTAAAAAAATTAGCAACCACCCTGACGGTATCCCCAGGCTTAACCTTATATTCCACCACACCATGTTGTTTGTAAAAATGAAAATCCCCTTGACGAATGTAGTTCATCGGTCTCCCAGGAGAGACGAACATCATGACCTTGTAGTATCCCTTCTTACATTTTTCACCGGCGTTGACCTTGTAGACCTTTTTGGGGTTGTCTGAAATAACGCGCTTGGGAAGTCCTGTGCAGTGGGTATAAGAGTGATTAGAATTTGAGAGTCCGGAGCGATCACCGGGTATAGACTTTTGCCACCTATAGGCTTCATAGTCTCCCACAGCATACGCATAACAGTTATTATTTCCAATACCCTTTTCCGTCCCCCACCTCCTATTGGTGTACCGACTTTCCGAGCCACTCAGGGGGAGAAGCTTCATTTGTAGTTTACCAAGAAAAAAATATCCGTATGTAATAAATGATTCAAGAGGTTGCCAAGTCTAAGACCAGGTCCGAGGCGCTCACCGAGTTCCTCACCTTCGCGCTCACCGTGCTCGTCAGCACTTTCATTCTCCGCCTCGTGTGGAACCGCTCCCTCGTGAAGCACATCTCCGTCCTTAAGCCAATCTCCACCCTTCTGGACGCGTTCATCCTTTCCATTTCCATCCAGGTCGTTCGTGGTCTCTAAACCTCACTGTACCCTACAATTTCTTCCCCGTTAGGACCCTTTAGAGTGGGAAAAGCGTCCATGCCATCGCATCCACCCTTGTCGCAATCGACGAATTTGTGAGGCTTACCATTCTTTTTCATGTAGTCCAACTGCTTTCGAGTCCATCCACAACCCATGGTCCCGAAAACAGTCCACTTCTTCGTATCGCCGCTAGAGGCACCAGTCTGAGCGAGAATGTAAAAATCAAGTGCTAGTAGAATTAATAGAGCAAGCATATTTTATTATAGGTAAATATTAAAAATGTCTTCAACTGTATTCACTATTGGAAACAAGAAAGTCGCACTCAAATACACCAGGAAAATGCCCCGTGGTGAAGTTGAACGGATGAAATCATTCGTCACTAAGAATGGTGACAAACTCGTCAAGACTCCAAAGTTTAAGATACTCTCTGAAGTTGACGAGGGTACGAAGAGGGTTTTTAAGGTCGTACTCTAATTATTTTCGACGAATCATGGGTCTCTGTTTCTTTGGTGCAGCTTTCATTACCGCTATGGCTCGTGCCATCGCTGCTTTCTTATCGGCTGGAGACTGAAATTTCTTCTTGGGGGGCATGATGGCCGTAGGTTTTTGGGGTTTGGCGACTGGAATCACGAGTGGTGCACTCTTTTCACCAGTGAAAAAGGGTTTCGCGAGAACCTCCTCAAAGCTTAGATTCACAGACTTATTACCCCTCAATCTAAAGTTTTTCAGATTATTAGAAACACGTGTGAGATACTTTGCAGGTAGAATATTTTCAATGAATGACTTTATTACGCGTTCTGTACGTGTCCGTGGCTGACGAACAAAATCATGTATGGAATTTAAGAAGTAATGTAAATCGTAATGTTTGTCAGACTTTCTCGAAATACCAATGTTTTTATAATTGTTGGCATTGATGAGAGGATTCTTAATTCGAGGGAACACGGAAAAACCAAAATCAATTATGACAGCTTCAAAACCTGCATTCGAAACTGTGTATGTCTTGTCATCCAACTTGATTCTCAGTGCTTTCATAGGTACTGGACGCACTAAAATGTTTCTAAGATGAAGGTCATGATGACGGAATCCTGGATACTTCTTTTGGATACGATAAAGGTTGTAGATTACTTGTAACATAACCGAACGAATTGCATATAGACTGGGTTGCGTGGCCATCCACTCAGCAAACTCTTCACCTTTCACGTACTCGGAATACAGAATGTCCTTCTTATCACATGTCTTATAAAGATACATCTTTGGGACACCAAATCCTTCCAATTTTTTAGCAATCGTGAACTCCATTTTAGGATTGATTTCATCGAGTGCTTTTTTGTACTTTGCGAGTGGTACATTATTTGTCTTTTCACTCAGTGAGGGGGTTCTAATTTCCTTGTAGACGATGTATTTCTCACATTCATCGTCTATGCATCCACGATACACCTTACCATACTGACCCTCACCAATCTTCACAGCACCTTTGGTCATTGAACCGTTTTTCTTTTTCAACCATAGATGCGACGCAGGGGCACACGCCTTTTTACCCCTGAGTAATTTTTTAAGTGTAGCGTTCATTCTTACTTGTTGTTAAGAAGTTATTTTCAACTTAACAAGAAGGG